GACCTGAAGTCACACCTTGATGACCTTGAGCATCGAATTCTTGAGTGTGCTTCTCAGGAACATACTTCCGAGATGGAACAAGCTCGCGAGGAGGCTTTCGAGGCCGGTTATGAATCAGGGTTTTATGAAGGTGAAATTGAGGGTTATGACCGTGGCCTTGATGCGGGCTACGACCAAGCAATCGAAGATTATGACATCGAAGTTTAATATGGAGGACACTAGAATGATTGGCTACAAACTGTTCCGCAAGATGAAAGATGGTTATGCACCCTTGTTCATCAACAAGACACAACGCCTTCAGGCTGGTGTCGAATATCCCTATGAAGACAAACCTACTAAAGGCTTTGCACATCGTCCGGGTTGGCATGTATGTTCAAAGATGGATGCCCCTCACCTGAAAAAAGAGGGTACTAATCGTGTATGGTGTAAAGTAGAGTTCACTAATATGCAGACTGTGAATCGTCCTGCAACACAGGGCGGTATCTGGTATCTTGGCTCAACCATGAAAATACTTGAAGAGGTGGGTAAATAAGTGAAGAACTACGACCAAGCAATCGAAGATTATGATATCGAGGTGTGATGTACAATGAATATTGAAATGTATCAAGAAGGTGTTTTCTGGGTGGTATGGCTTCGCGAGAAGGATACTTTCCTTAAGTTTGACCATAAGGAAGAAGCTAACGACTTCATAGTAGCTTATCTGAAAGGGGAATAAGATGTTCACGATTGAACTCGATACCGACCGTGGTCACGGAATAACAATCACTACACTCGATAACTCAGGTGTAAATGATGATGTAGAAGTCATCTTGTATGATGACCAAGTGTTTGTTCGTCAGTTTGACGAGTTTGATGGCTCTCAGATGATTATCATGTCTGTACAACAAATGAAAGACATCGTGGCTGCTATGAGCCTACCTGAAGGGGCTTACTATCAATCAACTTCGCTGAAAGGTGGAAGAAATGAGTGATTATGTATATAGAGTTACTATTGCCTTATCAATGCTATTCAATGTTATTTTAGGTGGTCCACTTGGTCAAACCCTCTCAGCACGACAATATGATCTTTATCGACGTGGTAAGCCTAATATGTCTAAAGCTGTTGATATGGTTCTAGGTAAGGGTCATTGTCTTGAATGCTGGGTTTGGTGGAGGCTACGGAAATGGTGAGAAATAGTAAGACTGAAATTTTTGAAGAGCTAACTTCTGTTGAAAGAACTTAAAGAGCTGGAGGACGATTATGAGTGACTACAAACAAACACGAGACGCAGCAGGTATCATCACCTCTCGCTTCTCTAACATGCTGAAGAACCTACAGGAAGACTACGAGGAAGAGATTGTTGTCGTATCCCTGATGAGGTATTACGAGCTGTGTGCTAAACCAGACAAGATTGACAACACGGTTAATGAATACATTGACCCTGATGAAGACCTGCTCTGGGCTATTGAACGAGTGCTGGAAGACTATATGACAAAGGTAGACTTCAATGACTGGCTTATGACACGATATGGAGGAAAGCGTGATGGTAAATGATGTTACAGTCACCTTAGACATCTGGACATTTGAAGAAATGGCTGACCGGATCGAAGAGTTGGAAGAGGTTCTAAAGGAAGTGGATCAATGGGCCGAGGAACTAGGTGTGTATGCTGACCCACACTCTAAGCCTGCACCTATCTTCATCAAAGTAAGGGAGGTTCTCAATGGACGAGATGGACGAGTTTGAGGCTGAACTTGAAGCCTACAGGGCACAGGGTAGGCTGACCCTAGAAGAAATCAAACTAGAAACAGATGAACTTGGTATCTGGTTATTAGTTGGAGACAAACAGGCTGGTCATGTAAGTTGGTATGAGTTTACTAGACATATTCAACAACAACTACTGCAAGAGAAGTTCCTACTGGTTCTTGCCAAACTTGATGAAGAGGATGGATTGCTATGAAAGTAACGGATGTACTTGCAAACGTACTACAGACTAATGCAGCCGCAGAGATTATGAACGAGTTAGTTCTTGCTACTCTTATTAGCTCTCGTGATACTTGTGTCGAAGCACGAGATAGGCTTGATGCTATTATCATTTTTCGTGACCTAAAACCACATGAAGAAGAAGACTGGGCATGTCTAGTTCAAGACATTCAAGCTCTTAATCGTGTAATTGAATACTACGGGGGATGACAAAATGTATACCCCTGACAACTGGGTTATTATTAAGCTAAACGGACCTGACCCACACTACCGTGTTCTTGCTGGTTGGTCTGGTGGTTATACAACAGGCGACTCTTGGCGATTAAATAGCGGAATTACCCACCATGAGTTTGATGGTGACTATTGGTATTTCAAAGGCAGTACTGGTAGCTGTTATAAATGTTATGTAGCTAGCTATGAAATTAAAATGAATATTGCTCATGTCTGGGCAAAGCTACAAAAACTTAATGGCGATAAGGTTGAACTGCTTGAAGATCAAGCGTGGACCAAAGAAGATTGGGATTGGATTATAAAATGAGTCATTGGCACTATCAATTGATGAAGCACACGGCTGGTGAGACTTACGTCTACTACGCTATCCATGAATACTATGAAATGGAAGATGGTGGTGGCTGGACAGAAAACCCCGTAAATGTAACTGGTGATAGCATTGAAGACGTTAAAAAGGCACTTATGCTTATGCTACACGACATCGACAAACACGGAGTAAAAGACTATGAGTGATGAGCTACTAATCAAGTTTGTAGAAGAAAGAGTACATGGGGATGGTTCCGCTACTTACACATTTGACATGAATGATGACATGCACCATCTATGTGGTGAGCTAGGTCTAAAGCTACTACTGTATTGTGGTATGTTGAATAGATCACCTGAGTATGTCTTCGAGCTACTAGGGGAAGAAGTTGATTCAATGCTGGCAAGGCACAAGGGGAACGGGAATGAAGTTCATTCACCAGACTGAGGATGGTACGAAGATTGAATATGAACTCACTGGTTGGATGCCACTTGATGAGGTACTCCAAGAGTTTCAGAACTTCCTTCGTGCTTGTGGCTATGTAATTGACTACAACACAGTATTAGATATTGTAGAAATGGAGGGACAACAATGAGCAAGACTAAGGTTTACGAAGAAATGACTTCCGCATTCGAATACCAAGGAACCTCGGAGGCTGTCCTTATGGCTGGTCTCTCCTCGGAGGTTGGTGAGGTGCTTGCAGAGTGGCTCAAGGAGGAGCGACTTGACCGTCACTATGGAGACCGTACTGAAGAGCTATTAGATGAGCTCTCCGACGTTCTTTGGTATGTCTCTCGCATTGCTGCGCGTAGGGGGACAGACCTACATGCGTTAATGCGCCGTAACATCATCAAACTAGAAGAGAGAGAACTGAATGGCAAATAACTGGGATGATATGTACATGAAGATGGCTTACTGTGCAGCACACGCAAGTAAAGCCAAGAGGCGTCAGGTGGGAGCTATTGCTGTCAAGGATGGTAACATCATCGGTATCGGTATTAACGGTACACCATCAGGTTGGATTACTAATGATGACACAGACCCTGATACAGGACATACCTGTGATACAGTACTACACGCCGAGGAAAACCTTGTAGCCAAAATGGCACGGAGTGGCACGAGTAGTGTAGGGGCTACGGTTTACTGTACCACGGCACCCTGTCTTAAATGTTCTAGGCTCTTGGCACAGTCTGGCATCTCTCGTGTAGTCTACTATGAACCTTATAGTGATGAGTCTGGTCTTGTCATGATGTCAATTCTTGGAATCGAAGTGGAGAAGTTCGATGGCTGATTACTACTATCTTAGCAAAGCAGGTAACGTTGTTGAGTGCTACGGTGAGGTATGTGATAATAGTAACTTTGAAGTTGTATGCGGTGATGAATGGAATGATTGGACATGTTTGGGTTGTAGTGCAGACGATTGGGAGGCCGTATGTCGATATGTCGAAAAACGAACACCCGATGTGCTTGAAATCTGTGCTTGCTAAGTTAAAGAAACTGTTAAAGTAAAATACGACGACCTAATGACTAAATGGGTCCGTTAAATATAATTATTAAGGAGGTCTATTATGACCTTAGCAATCTATGATGGAGATGCACTTCTATATCAGGCTATCTGGGGAAATGAAAACCTAGAAGATGCTAAGTCTAAGTTTTCATCTATTTTTGATGAATTACAAGAATCAGTATTTGCCTCTGATCACTGCATGGCCCTCGGAGGACCAAACAATTTTCGTTTAGTTCTTCATCCCGGTTATAAGGGACACAGGAAGAAGAACAATAAGCCTGATTGGTTTGATGACCTCAAACTATGGGCTTCAGAACTTCCCGGTAGCCACTTATGTGATGGTTATGAAGCAGATGACCAAGTGCGTATCTGGGCTTTAGAGGCTGATAAGGCAGGTGTTAATCGTGTTGTTATCACAGAAGACAAAGACCTAGACTGCATCCCCGGATGGCACTTCAAACCTCGTGCTCGTGTATTGTATGAGGTAGAAGAAAGCTATGCAGAATACTTTTACTGGAAACAGGTTCTTATGGGTGATAGTACGGATGCTATTCCGGGAATCCCGCGTTGTGGACCCGTTAAGGCTGACAAGCTATTCCACGGGCTTACTGAACACAAAGACCTGAAAGCTGCTGTATGTAGGGCTTACCATGACTATTATGGAGAAGATGGTTATAATGCCTTGATCTGGAATGGTCGATTGATCCATATCTGGCGTCATATGAATGACCACTTTAGTATCTCTAGGGAACGTTACGATGCCTCAATCTGATATTGGACATTGGAAGTGTTCTTTCGAGTTTGAACCTAGCAAGTGGTTCGGCTTCTTGTATTGTATTCAGAATACTGTAACTAACCAGTTCTATCTTGGAAAAAAGCAATTCAGGAATATGGGCAAGAAGTCTTCAAAACACTATGGTAAAGAGATGAGCTGGAGAACTTATACTGGCTCATCAACTCACCTGAATAATGACATTAAGAAGTATGGGCATGATAAGTTCAAGTTCGTAATCATTGATGTTTACAAAACAAGGAGTGGCCTTTCATACGCTGAAGCCTTCGTTCAAATGCTTGTTGAATGTATGACAACCTACTTAGAAGATGGTAAGACGCCTCGTTGGTATAATCGACAAGTGGCAGCTATTCGCTTTGTAACCAAGGAGACTCCTACCGAGCGTACTAGGAACTTTATCAAGAATGTAAAAAGGAAGTATTAATGTATAACCTATCTATTGCGCTATACTGGTCTAAGTTAGTAGCCCTACTACTCGGGTTAGCTAACGCTTTAGAAGTGATCCCCGGTAATCCACTTTCTAGTGTAATCCTGTTTTTGCTTTTCCAAGAGCTTTCAGAGTTATTCATGATAGTACACATTAAAGGATCAACAAATAATGGGACGGATAGTAAATAAAAACCAACCATGCGAGAAATGTGGAAGTAGTGACGCCAAGCAAGTCTACGAGGACAATTCTGCATTTTGCTTCTCATGTAGGTCTAACTACCCAGCTCCGAGAGAAGGTAGAACTATGAAACAAGAAGACTTCGAAGCGGTAGAAGACGACTCTTGGCTTTCCGTTACGGAGATTGCGTCAGAGTACCCTACTCGTGGTTTTAAGGAACGTAACATCTATAAACAAGTCGCCGAACATTACGGTGTAAAGGTGTCTTATGACCTTGATGGTGTTATTGATACCCACTACTACCCTTACTGTATAAAAGATGCTATTGTAGGTTATAAGATTCGTAAGCTGCCTAAAGAGTTTACCTCCGTGGGTAAAGTCCGGGGTGGTCTCTTCGGTATGCAGAACTACAACGGTGGTAAGCGACTTGTTATCACTGAAGGTGAGCTTGATGCTATGGCAGTTCAGTCTGCTTGGTATAAAAAATATAAGACCTTCTACCCTGTCGTGTCACTTCGTTCAGCGTCCTCTGTCAAAGATCTAATCGAACTACGTGACTGGGTTCGTAACTTTAACGAAGTAATCCTGTGGATGGACAAGGATGATGCTGGTGAAACTGCGCTAAAGGAAGCTGCCCGTATAATCGGTTATGACAAAATCAAGGTTGTTCGTACGGCTGAGAAGGATGCTTGTGACCTGTGGATCAAGGAACCAGATAAGGTTCTTACTTCCATTTATGATGCTACCAGCTTCACACCTGCTGGTATCTTAACTAAGGATCAACTCTGGTCTCAACTAGAAAAGTATAATGAGATTGAGTCGGTGCCTTATCCACCCTTTATGACAGGCCTAAATGAAAAGCTAAAGGGGATGCGCTTCGGCGAGATTACTCTCTGGACTAGTGGTACAGGTAGTGGTAAGTCGACGCTCCTTCGGGAGATCGCTGTACATCTACTTCAAACGACTGAGGACAAGGTAGGTATCGTATCTCTAGAAGAAAGCCCCGCCGAGACAGCCCGTAAGATGGCTGGTATGGCTATTAATCGAAACCCTGCAAAAGAGGAAATTTCGCTAGATGAACTTAAAGTTGGTTATGACAAACTTTTTGGTAGTGATCGCGTACTTGTCTTGGACCATCAAGGTAGTATCAGTGACGGTTCTATTATGGACTTTTTGGAGTATATGTGCCTTTCTGGAGCTAAGTACATCTTTGTTGACCACATTACAATCTTGGCTTCGGAAGGAGCAGAAGGTCTTACTGGAAACGAAGCCGTGGACCTGATTATGAACCAACTACTACGTTTGGTCAAGAAATACAATGTATGGATTGGCTTGATCAGTCACCTTCGAAAGACTGATAATAAGGGTAAATCCTTTGAAGAAGGGAAGCTCCCCTCTCTAGATGACATCCGTGGTTCAGGTTCTATTAAGCAGATTTCGATGGATGTAATTGCCTTCGCCCGTGACGTAGGTTCAGATAGCCACGAAGAGCGTAACACTATCGTGACAAAGGTCCTGAAGTGCCGTTATACAGGTCTTACAGGGCCTAGCGGTAGCCTTAAATACGATTTCGATACAGGACGCCTCTCGGCGGGTCCTGATTACACCGGAGAAAACTATGATCAAGGGTTCCAGCGAGTATGAAGACTAATTATATGACAGAAAATGAACTTGTCTATATTAGCCTCATTATGCAACTACTAATAGATGGCAAGGCTAATCTGAACAACCTTAGCCCCGGTGTAAAAGGATTCTTAGAAGGAGTCATTAAGGAACACAACAGGGATCCCGAAGAAGAACTAAACTTTAACCTATACCATTATGCAACAGTAGCTTTTAACCAAGATAAAGAAGGAATGAACTAGTGAAAAAACTAAACGTTGAGCTAGACCCTAAGTTCGAGAAGGCTTGGGAGTATGTAAATAATAAGATGTACAATATCAAAAGTGTCGAGGACGTTAAGTTCTTTCTCTTTGAAAAACCAAGCATGGCCGTCCGATGGACAGCTGAAGAGCGTGAGTTCATGCTAGATGCTTGGTATGTAATTAAAACAGGTACTTGTTCACCAGAGAATAAGATGGTGCATGAGTCAGAAGAAGAAGTCGAAGAAGTTGTCAAAGATAGCCCCGAGTATACATCAAAGACAAAAAAGAAACGCAAAACTAAAAAATAATAAGAGGTTACTATGACTGTAGAGAACGGAAATAAAATGGCTAACACATACTACGAAGGGCCTAAGCTGCCTATTTCCATCGAAATTGATGAAATAAAATACCGAGATGGGGATGAAACCTTTGACGGTAAGATTCGACGACTAGCTCGTTCGATGTCTGATAATGCTGAACACGAAATGGAGTTGCAAGAGATTTTCGGTAATCTTCGTTTCCTGCCTGCAGGTCGTGTTCAGAATGCTATGGGTTCGCGTAAAATCACTAGTGCATATAATTGCTTTGTATCAGGTGAAATCGAAGACTCAATGGATGCGATTATGACCCGTGCTGCGGAAGCTGCCGAGACAATGCGTCGTGGAGGTGGTATTGGCTATGACTTCTCTAAGCTACGACCAAAAGGGGCTTTGATTAAATCTCTACAGTCCAAAGCCTCTGGTCCCGTTAGCTTTATGGGTATCTATGATGCTGTATGTCAAACTATTGCATCATCAGGTCATCGCCGTGGTGCTCAAATGGGGGTTCTCCGTGTAGACCACCCAGATATCTTTGAGTTCCTACGAGCAAAACGAAATTCAGACAAGCTTACAGGATTTAACGTGTCTGTCGGTGTTACTGACCTCTTTATGGAGACACTTAAGAAAGACGACGACAGCTTCGACTTAGTATTCGACGGTGTTGTCTATCGTACAGTATCTGCTCGTGAGCTATGGGACGAGATTATGCTGTCTACTTGGGATTGGGCTGAACCCGGTGTCTTATTCATTGACTGTATTAACTCTCAAAACAACCTATGGTATATCGAAACTATCGGTACAACAAATCCGTGCGGCGAACAACCACTTCCGCCAAATGGTGCTTGTCTTCTAGGCTCATTCAATGTTGTTTCTTACCTAGAAAAGAAGGGTGATGCATGGGTATTTGATTATACTAAGTTCAAAGCAGATATCCCTCATATTGTCCGTGCTATGGATAATGTTATTGACCGTACCATTTATCCACTTAAGGCTCAAGAAGATGAAGCTAAATCAAAGCGGCGTATGGGGCTTGGTCTAACAGGTGCTGCAAACGCAGGTGAGATGCTCGGCTTCAAGTATGGCTCCGAGGAATTCCTTGAGTGGCTGGAAGGTATTCTTAAACTACTTCGTAACGGCACTTACCGTGCTTCTTCCGACTTGGCTGCTGAAAAAGGAGCTTTCCCTCTTTGGGACGCTAAATGGCTAGACTCTGGTTTTGCTAAGACACTACCATACCGTCTCCGTAAGCGAATCAAAGAGCAGGGTATGCGTAACTCTCACCTAACATCTATTGCGCCTACTGGTACTATTAGCTTGGTAGCTGAGAATGTGTCTAGTGGTATTGAGCCTGTGTTCTCTCACTACTACGACCGCACTATCCAAACCTTCGAAGGTCCAAAAGTAGAACGAGTATCTGATTTTGCTTATCGTAATGGCGTGAAAGGTGTTACTGCGAATGAGCTATCTGTCAAAGACCATGTTGCGGTATTGGCTCTATGCCAACACTATGTTGATAGTGCTGTAAGTAAAACCTGTAACGTCGGTGATGATGTCACCTTTGAAGAGTTCAAGGATGTTTACTACAATGCTTGGGAACTAGGCTGCAAAGGTATTACAACATTCCGAGCAGCAGGTAAGCGTTATGGTATCCTCAATGAAGTGAAGGAAGAAGCAACCGAAGAAGAAGAAGGTGCGGAAGCTTGCTTTATTGACCCAGTAACAGGTCAAAAGGGGTGTAGTCTGTAAATATTATCAAATGGAGACATGTATTAATGAAATCACATCGTTATAAGACAAAGTACGGTATTCACCCAACCCTAGAAATCACTGCAAAGCTCCTAGGAATTAGTATTGAACGAGCAGAGGATTCTATTATCCGAAACACTGGTGAAATTAAGGTAGTATCTCTATAACTATAGCCTGAATAAGATTCCAAACAACCAGAGGAAATGGAAATGTTTAAGAACATTATTACAACTGTCGCCATCTTTACTGGCTCCACTATTGGGGCTTTTAGTGAGGTAATTGACTATATGGAACACTCAATGTACGGTGAGGTGGTTCTATTCGCGGGTAAGATTGAAGAAGGATCTTCTGATCGCCTAGAGGTGTTCCTCACTACTCATCCTACTGCAAAATCAATCATTCTTGTGTCACCGGGCGGTTCTAGCGAAGAGGGATATAAAATCGCTGAAGTCCTATCAGATCATAGTATGACTGCTATTGTACCTGACGGTTACACCTGTCTGAGTGCCTGTGCAGTCGGGTTTATTGGGGCAAATAACCATGTTGTAGATGGTATCCTTGGTTTCCATAATGCGTTTCTATCTGATTCTGGCCTCTTTTTGGCTGACCTCCATGAAGCTCTGGGGGGTTCCTCTAAAACAGCTCTAATCCTATTTGGTCAGTACCTTGGTGCAAAGTCAACGGTATTCTTTATTAAGAGTGGCTTTGAGCTGGAGCTTCCGATCATTATCGCCGGGTTCACTAACCCTAGTACTTTCCTCGTATTCACGTCTACCGAGGAGCTATACCAGTTTAAAGCAGCTACTAGTAATATTGGCAGCTACACTGTTAGTAATGATTTCATTGATTTTATCTGGATTCAGGATCACCTGTGGGGATCTGAGAAACTTTCAGAGTATGAAAAGGATTAAACCCATGAACACTGCCCGCTTTTGGAAGTTTTGGACAGTAGAAGTACTTTTACTAGCAGCCCTAGCGATTGCTCTTGTATACTATGACGTATACACATTCCTGCTTGACAACGATTTCACTTATATTTCGATTGTCAACCTAACTATCCTAACCCTTAGCTCTTTTTGGGTTGGATTCGATATCGCCAACGGAAGGACCAAGGGTCGTGATACTCAGTGGTTCCTAGCAGATTCTGTCCTATCTTTAGGAATGGTAGGGACCCTTTTTGGGTTCCTTATCGTCCTGTACTCAACCTTTCATGGGATTGATGTTGGAGATACTGAATCTATGAAAAAGGCAATTGAGACTCTAGCTAGCGGAATGGGTACCGCATTGATTACCTCTCTTGTTGGCCTGATCGCTTCTATCGTGATGAAGCTCCAACTTGTAATTCTTGAGGAACACTAACCATGAGGAAGTACTCAAGCAATCTTGCATTTGTGGATCTACTTTTCAATCTTCTGGTAGGTTTTACATCTCTGTTAATTCTTGCTTTCCTCATGATCAACCCTATCTCGAAGACAGGTGAGGTGACACCCCCTGTTAAAGCCTTTGTGGAAATTAAATGGGACTCGGAGAGTATCAGGGATATTGATCTTTTTGTAAGGGGTCCTGACGGTAATGTAGTATTTTATGGTAATAAGGACGGGGCTTTCATGATCCTAGATCGTGATGACTTGGGCCTTTCTAATGACTCGTATCAGGTAAATGGTAAGAAAGTAATCATCAAGCGTAACTACGAGATTACTAACTTTACAGATCTACCTCCCGGAGAGTACGTAATCGCTGTATTCTACTTCTCTGCTATCGGTGAACCACTAGATGTAGATTTCAGTATTCGGACAGTTTCTCCTCACCATGTGGTTTACGAGGGTACTGTTGAGGGGTTGACCCCGAGGAAAGAGGTTACTGTCGTATCCTTTGTGGTAGATGAAATGGGAAACATCTCTGACCTAAATACAGAGTTGCAAATCCCAATTACAGGGAGAAAAAGGTAAATGGCTATCGTAACAGTACTTTGGTGCTTTGTTGCGCTATCGATGATCACTCTCACATACACTTCTGAAACCTACAGGATCATCAAACTCATTGCACTTCCAGTTTTTCTAATTGCTTCTTTAGTGTCTTACATCTTTTATCTAGAAGACCGAGGAAATCCTTCTGTAGGATACATCCCGGAAAACTCACAGTATGTTTTCCACCGGGTTACTAACGAGGAGACTATTGTGATCTGGATTACAACAGAAAAAGGAGACAGGCTCTATGTCATTCCCTACTCACGGGAGTCCGCGAAAGAACTAGAGGGGGCAAGGGAGAAGTCCGAGGAAGGGGAACTTCAACGGGTAGAAAACAAAGGAGATAACTCTCAAGTGAAAACTGATGATTGGGAACCTCCTGATCAAAGTGGTCCGCCAAACAAGGGATGATCTCTATGTTCAATTTCTTCAAAACTAAAGAATGGTTTATCTGGTCTTGGGGTGGTGCAGCTGTAATTGTTGCATCACTTTGGTTTCAAGTTCAGCTAGACGTAGCTATTAATGAGTGGTTCGGCGGTTTCTACGATCTCATACAAACTGCGCTCAGCGGTGAAAGCTCCGTGACTATGGGAGAGTATATCACAGGTTTACTTAGCTTTGGTAAACTCGCAGGGGTTTATATCGCTGTAGCCTTATCCATTTCTTTCTTTACATCGCATTGGCTATTCCGGTGGCGTACTTCTATGGTTCAGAGGTACCATGAACTGTTCGATAAAGCTCGTCATATCGAGAATGCTAGTCAAAGGGTTCAAGAAGATACTGTTAAGTTCTCTAGGATCATGGAAGGTTTAGGTACCTCCTTCGTAGAAGCTATCATGATTCTTGTCGCCTTCTTCCCTATCCTAATGGGGTTGTCCTCTGGTCTTCAAGTTATGTTCTTCGGGGAGTGGGAGTATGGTCTTGTATCTGCTGCCATTTTATGGTCTGTCGGTATTACTATTGTCCTTCTTGTTGTAGGACAGCTACTACGACTAGTTAGTATCGAGTATGACATTCAGGCTCGTGAAGCTTCTTACCGTAAGCTTCTTGTTATTGCTGAAGACGATGTTACTATTCGGCCTAAGCGTCTAAATGAACTCTTCGCGGAGGTCCGCTCTATTCACTTTAAGAACTATGCTAGGTATGCATGGTTTAATGTGGCTCGGTTATCATGCCTTCAAGCTAACGTTCTAGTTGGTTACGTTGTCCTAGGTCCAGCCATCGTAGCAGGTTCTATCACCTTAGGGGTAATGCAACAAATTCTACGTGCCTTCGGTAAAGTTGAAGGTTCGCTAATGTACCTGTTCAAGTCTTGGTCAACTATCATCGAACTAATCTCTGTTTACAAACGTCTCAAGGAGTTTGAGAATGCAATTTATGAAAAAACTATCTGAAACCGAAGAAGAAGAAGAGACCAATACCACCCCTAAACCTGAAGAAGTGAAGATGCCTCCCTTTGGAGAGGTTATTAGGAATAATGGTTTTCTCCGACTCTCAGGAGAGTTTGATAAAGATAACATCGATCCTATTGTAACGAGTATTTACGACTACAACTTAATGGATGAGGAGGTTCGTCCAGAACGACTAACACTCATTATTAACAGCCCCGGTGGACGAGTAGACTACTGCAAGATGCTACTGGATGCAATGTGGATGTCTGACATTCCTGTTGATACTCTGGCCTCTGGTATTGCTATGTCTTGCGGTGTAATTACCCTGATGGCTGGTGCCCACCGTATGGCTACCCAGAACAGTGAGATTATGTCACACCAGTACGCAGGAGGTACAAGGGGTAAGGAACATGAGATCTACGGACGTATGCGTTCACATGAGATCATGTCCCGTTGGATTGAGGATCATTACAAATCCTGCACAGGACTAAGCCGGAAGAAGATCCGGAAAGAACTTCTATCACCAACAGACTTCTTCATGACAGCAAAGGAAGCGAAGAAGTACAACATCATTGATGAAGTTATCAAAACTAAAAGGAACGTATAGATGGAAAAATTTGTTGGGATGGCTGGGTATGTTATCGGTTATACAGTCGCTATTGCACTCAAGCTAGCCTACCTATGGGCAGGCATCCAAGTACTTCAGTATTTTAATCTAATCTAAGAGGCTATAACAATGTCAGATATCGAACTAGACCTAGAAGATATTACGGAAAACCTATTCGCAGACTTCGTGAATAACTATGAGTTAGACCCTGAAGGGTCGATTAACGATATGCTCTTTGAGTTCTTCGCAGAAGGATTCATTGCAGCATTGAATATGGCTGAAGAATACGGAGAAAACGATGGGTCGGAGGAAGAAGAAGAAGATTC